TTTGCTGATACCTGTGATAGTCAAGTTGGTGTTTGTAGCGCCCGATGGTAACCCAGTCAAAGGAACAAATTCTGTACCTACTGTTGGGAAATAAGGCGTGTAACCGTTTGTAGTGATCTTTGTGATCACCGGTGCACCAGCTGTTAAAGTATAGATATAAGCTGAAGCGTTGGGCATTGAGCTCAACCATTCAGAGTATCCTACACCTGTACCGGAAGCGATAAGTGTATCGTTCCAGAGTTTGAAATAGCTTGGAACAAACCCGAGGTTAAGGTTGATCGCTGAACCTGTTGCGGTAAGAGTTCCTACTTTTATGATAGCCATAGTATCCTCTCCTTATAGTGTTGAGGTTAAGCGAGTGATCCAGTTGTCGTTCAAGATACGTGTTGCAAACGGATACTTGTAACCTACTGTCCCTCTTTGGTTTAATGGGTCGGCAGTACCAGAAGCCCCTAAAGGTTTCACGATAAATTCTGCCTCTTTTGCCCCCAGCCGTACTACACCGTATGCTTCTTGTCCTAAAATGAATGAGGAGTACACGTTTGGTGATGCCCCGTTGCTATAGCCGTTGGTATTCAAAAGCCATCTCACGTTACGGGTAGAGCCCCATTCGGCTTCTAACGCGTTAAGTGGGTTAGGGTAGTTAGCGCATGATATAAACGAGCTAACAGCTTCTAAGTCAGCTTGCATGTCAACTGACATGAAACCCCAGTATGAGCTACGTACAGGTGAGGTACCGAACTTATTTTCGCCAGGAAGTGGGTTAGTCATAAGTCTAGCATTGCCTTGACGCAAAGCTATAACTGCGTTTTGAATATCAGCATCGGTGATTTCTGTAGGTGTGTTACCGTTAAGACCGTTGGTGCAAAGGATCGTAGATGCGGTAGAAACCATCATATCCCGAATAAGGGTATCGATAGTCAAACCAAGTTGTAACGAAAGGACTTTAGTTGCTTCGTTAAGAACTCTATCCTGAACAACATACTGAACTTGATCTGTGATAGTAACGAATGAACCGTACCACTGGATCTGAGCTTGAAAGTCTGTAACGTTAAGTTGGTCACCTGGAGGTGTTTGTCCGTCTGTGAGAGGCACAGTTGCGGCTGTTAATGTTCCATACCTACGGAATACCATCTGGTTACCGGAGTTAAGTGGAATTTGGCGCTTTTGCGCGAACAGATCGTATATGAAATACGGTCTAGCCAGAGTAAGTAAAAGTCTATCGAAATAGGTTCTTACTTCTGGCGGTAGTTGTGTCAATGATGTAACTGCCACTTTCTATCCAAAAGTTAAATACCTTCCAGATTGCGGCTAGCTAACTTATAGAACTCTTGGTCTGACATTGTAGCATAGTAATCTGTCTTACTTAAGACCGATTGCCCTCCAACCTGGGACAGATGCCCTGGTTTTTTGGAGTTCTCTACAATTCGCTGCGCACTTTCACTTACACGAGGTGGTGGAGGTGCTTGGTTCGTCTGCATTTGCTGTGCCATCTTGCCCAATTCGTAAGCAAACAATGCTTTGTTCGCTGCGCCCTTAAGCCCTTCTGCAAGGTGAGGTTTTTGCCTAACTAGAGGGATGGAATACTTCTCCATCACCTCAGCGTAGTCGGGATGCATTGTCTGAAACTCAAGTTCTTCAAGCCTTGATTGATACGCTGCTTCACGGTCACTCCACTCTCTTCGGATTTCATCTACGTTGGGAACGTAGTCCTTATCGAGCCCATCAAACATTTCTCGTTTTTTGGGTTGAGTTTGTGCCGCTTGTTGCTGCGCAACATTGGCTCGAAGCATATCGAGCTGGAGTTGGTACTCCCTCTTCTCTGCTTCCTTTTCTGCCTTTATCCGATCGACTTCTTGTCGGAGTGCTGCAAAATTAAGCTCTTGTGGCGAAGGTTCTTCTTGTGCCTTTGGAGTTGCCTCGGCTGGCTCTAGAAGGTCCTGGTGCACATAAGCTTGATCACCTGACTCTTGCTGATAAAAATTCTGATCTGTGTTTTGTTCCCCGGCGACGGGAGCACTAAATTCGCCCGCGAAATTCTGTATATCTATGTCTAACGACATTGTTCTCCTAAGCCTGGCGGCGGCTTAATTCTACGCCCATTTAAGAAAGGATTATTTTTAACTTTTCACCTTGTTCGGCTACTCTTGAGGATGCATCGGATGCTTTGTCGCTCAATAGTGCTTCATCAATTGGAATGTCTGGCGGGGAAGATAGTTCTGGAACAAAATCGAACTTCCCTTGAGCCTTGTCGACATACCAAACCAATAGCCCCAGAATTAACGGAGGTCTTTGGTAGTACGCTTTAAATGCCTGCCTAAATACACCGGCCTGACCGGCATCTGCTTTAGCGGCAAAAACTACATAAAATGGGCGCCCCTCATCTTTCATGTTGGCTGCGAAGTCTTCAGCTTGCGCCCAGACATCTTGCCCCCACTTTTCTCGGCTTTCCCCAATCTCTTGAGTCAATGTATACCTCTGTTTTTAGTAACCAGAGTTCCCTGACTCACCATCCCAATGGTAATTCTTCCATTGCGACATGATTTTCTTGTTATCTGACTTACATCCAGCCGTTCCGGCTTGGCCATAAGCGATATCCATAGCTTCGCCTTTGAACTCATGGCAACCCATGCCACGCTCCATATGCCCTTCTTGTGGGAGCATTGGCTCTTCTACTTCATTGCGATAGTTTGCTTTCATCGCTTTTCCTCTTATTTGCTCTTTTTTGTTTTGCCCAAAGATGGGTACTTTTTATGAACGGCCGCTTTGATACCTGCCGGATTCGGCGCATTATGCGCGTAAGCTAATGCTGCCTTGGCTCTTTTCGGTGTATTTATCGGATATGATCCGGCAGGGGCGCCGCCAGCAGTGCCGGCAAAACTTTTAACTTCTTTGTATTTCCCAACGTTTGAACCACCAGGTTTCTCTTTCATTTTGGATTCAACGCCGCGTGCTACCTTTTTATCGGCTGCAATCTTTACTTCTTTTTTCATTAGTTTTTCTTATAAGGGTAATAATGCTTCTTACTTTCTAATCGTTGTTGGTTGAAGTCGCCGGTATCAGCAGGCGGAGGGCTTGCGGTATAACCATATGGCATTTCTTCAGCCTGAACAGTACTATCTAGTTCTCTACTATAAGAATTAGGAGGGACAGAATGTTTATAATTTAAATCAGGTTGCATAAAAGACCGTTAACAATGCATGTAATTTTTAATTTGGATTTTAACTCAATATTCTAAAAACTAATATACATTGACTGGTAAAGAGTTATAATAAATACTGTGGCCCAGTTTTTCCCATTTTTACTGAAAGATCAGCCAGCATGATGATAAGAAAAACTTACCTAGCAGCTACGGATGGTTGCTGGGTATTTTCTTCCTTATTCTGTAGTTCCTTGAGCACTTGGACCTTCTTAAGCAGGGTATCAGCATCCATGCCTTCTAGTTCCTTAATCGCTTTGACAAAGTTCAGGATACGTGCACTCTCTTCCTCCTCAGCCCTAGACATTCGCTCAATGTTTAGCGCCACGTCTGTGCTGATTTTAGCCCGTCTTTCTTGAGCAAGAGCGTGATCGGAATCAGCCTTGGCATCGACTGACATGTTGAGAAGAGCCTGGTTCTCCATTTGAAGCTGCATTTGTTGCTGCTGCATTTGTTGCGCCTGCTTCTGCTCAGCTTCCATACGATCAAATATCTTCTTCTTGTCGTGTAGGCTTGATGCTTCGATGATTTCGGCGTCGGTAATATTGATGCCCATGTTGCGAAGGGCAACGCGTCCAACGAAGTTGTTTTGTTTTTGTGTATCTGTAAGTGCACCTTCTTCGATGGAAATGTCGTACTTTCCGAAGGATTTGCTGTAGAATTCTGGCGTTACATCGCGCTTAGTGATCAGCTTGATCTTTTCAGGGGTGTAGTTATTCTGGATTAACTTTACCACTTTACGACTTAGAATCTTCTGAGATTCCCTTAATCCGTCGAATACGTCTTGAAGGTTGACCATCCCAGCCGATTGGCGCATCTTGGCAAGGACACCTGCGCTTTCAACCTTATCATTCTCGGCCATGCCCAATTGCTCCGGGCTAATA